GCTTGATCAATCAATGCTGTTTGGTTGGAAGCCAGCGACCCTTGCAGGCGTTTGTTCTCCTCCACAACAGCTTGTGCGACCCGTACCGCTTCTTCACGCTCTCGGAAAGCTACTTCCTTGGCTCGACGTTCTTCGTGATAACCCTTATTCATGTGCGCAAGGCGGTCCTTCAGCTTCTGATCGCTGTATTTAGCGAGCTCATCATCAGTTACCGGCTTAGGCGCTTCACCTAAAGGAGTGCGGTGGCGATCCTTTTCAGGGGTATCGTCAACAATTTCAATCTCTGTCTCAGGATCAGATTCAGGTTCAACTACACGGCCGCCGGAGCGAGCGTTTTTGGTACCTTCTTCGTCTGGAAACTCAAACTCAGTTTTTTCGATGCTCATGGCCGTTGTACTCCTCGTGGGTCTTGGATTACTGCTTCAACCGAATCATCATTGATAAGCCGCCATTCGGTATTGTGGATTTTCATCCGTGTGCCGCTGTTGGGGCGAACCAAAATGAAGTCTCCCACCTTGCAGCTTGGGCCGCTAGGGAATCGCTTCTCATCGGTAAAGGCGTCAGGGCCCATTTTGGCTACAAACAACACGGGGGATAGAAGCTCCTCGTGATGCATCATTTGGCTGGTTTTAATCAGGCCACTTTCTCCGATTTCTTCCTCGGCCTTGGGCAACATACACAGTAAATGGTACGTAACCGGGTCTGGAATCTGTCGGGCCTTTTCTTCATCTGTGGCATTGAGTACCCCAGACAAATCTACGGCGCTAACATTAAATTCTGACATTCGATTTCCTTACTTTCACGCATGGGGTTTAGCGTATTTCGGCGGGTAACCCCAGATAAACCCATCCAAACTCAGTCGTCCTGCTCCCCGGCTCTCAGGCGCGACACCATTTCAGTTACACGGATTTGTGCTCGGGAAATACCCCGGATTTGCCCGCATAACTCTTTGTACTCCGCGAAATCTGCTACTTTTCCGCCCGCGATAGCGGAAATAAGCATGTCTCGGTCTTCGTTAAGCTGCTTTGTCAGCAGGTCCATTACGTTTTGTTCCATTTAAACCCCTTATTTTGGTGATTGTCCGGCTAATTTTTGATTTAAAAGTGCGGCTTTATTTGCCATGCCTTGCTGGGCCTGTTGTTGCTTGATTGCCATAGCTTGTTGAGCGGCTTGAGCAGCCTGTTGAGCCTGCTGGGCGTTGATTTGTAGCTGTTGTTGGTGCTGTTGCTCAGCTTGTTGGGCTTCTTGCATTAGTTGCAGGGGATCAATCCCGCCTTTTTCGGCATCAAGAGCCAATTTCTCACGATTGTTTGCAATATCGGCGTCCACCTTGCGAGCTTTGGTGTCTGCGTCCTGCTTTTTAATTTGAACTTCCTGCAATTGAAGCTGGAGGATTGGGTCTTGGGCTTGTTGCTGGGCTTGTTGCTGCGCTGCTTGGCCTTTATTGATGATCAACAACTGCTGTGCGGCTTGTGCAACCACGCGGGACAACTGAACTTCCAATTCTGGGGAAAGTTCGACGTCTGGTGTAGGCAAAGGAGCACCAAGGCGTTCTTGAATCTTCACGCGATATGCAAAACCAAGGTGCTCTGCAATGTGAGCCTGAATAGCAGCCTGCATTTGGGCTGCCATAGGGCTTTGACCAATAGCTGCGGCAATCATTGGGTCTTGCAAAAATGTACTGTGTACCGCAATGTGTGCTTCGTGGTCTTGGTAGATAAATGCTTTGTTTGGCTTGCCATTAAGGAAGGCCATGTTCTCTGAAATAGGATCGCGGGGCTTTTGATCGCTATCTATTGGAACCAATTTGTCGGCATTCTTTACGCCAAGCACTTCAATCATCTGGCGGTGCAGATGTGGGAGGTTGTAAATCTGCGGTGCGCTCTGTGCCAACTGAATGACCGCTTGATACTGCATGATCCGCTGGGCCATGGTCGAACTGTTGGGGTCCGACACCGGAATAATCTCTACAAGGTCGTAGTCCGATTGCTTTGCTTTACGGTCGCCGCCTTCAGGAGTGTAGTTGTACTCTTCAGGGGTGTAGTCACGGATAATTTCTTTAAGGAGCTTGAACTCCTGCTTCATTGAATAGTGAACACGCGCCTGTACAGCCGACATGGTTTTCAACTGGCGCTCAAGCAGCGCAAGGGTTGTACCCACCGGAGCATTAGCGCCCATGTCGCTGATGTTCATGTCGGAGATCGAGCCTAAGCGGCGACCTTCTTCGGTGATCTGGTTCAGCAACGCCAAAAGAACTTGGCTTGGCTCTTTATATGGGAGCGCCATGATGTTGTCGCGGATCGTGCCGGAGGCGACGTCCACATCTCGGAACTCGCCCGGGGCGATGGGAGTGTCATCTCCCTTGACGCGCATACCCTTAGTCTTCATGCCGCCGGGTAAGTTGGACAAAGTACCAGCATCCACCAACTGGCGAATCAAAGATGTACCAGCGCGCGCGTAGCCGCCGATCAAATGGATTAGTCCAAGGCCGTAGGCTCCAAAGCCGGGTACATATGTGTACTGCACAAAGTGCTGGCGCTTCTGTGAAAGATCGTCGTCTTTGTTCCAGTTACGACGGATGGCTAATACTTCTGAAGTGCCGCGATCAATGGTGATGATGTAAGGAAGAGCAATGTCGTCCTCGTCTTCGTAGCCGGGTAGGCTGTAGTCAACGTGGATTTCAAGAATTTGATAACGCTCGTCGTCGGTCAGTGTATAGCCTTGGCCTTCGGCTTTTTTCTTTTCAACGTCTGTATGGATTGGCTCAGGATCAGACAACTCGATGTCGCGGTAGAAACCGGCCACCTGTAATTTACGGATGTCGTTTTTGGTTTTGCGCATTACATGGGTAACACGCTCGGCCGTCTGTGTACTCGACGCGCCGTAAGGAATGATGATGTCTTCTGCAGGGATGTACATTGACACTTGACGGCCAAGTGATGGATCGTAGTAGACCTTCTTAAATGCAGAACCAGCTAATCCCAAGCTATACAGCATGCGCTCATGCTCAGGGCGATACTCCAACATCACTTCGGTCAATTGGTAGTTCATGTCATCGCGGACACGTTCTGCAGCTTCGGTGGTTTCTGGATTTTCTTCGCCAATGATGCGGGTCTTGACGGGGCCCTGCGCTGGGAAACTCTCAGTAATAGTCTCTGATTGGAAACGGATGGCCGCTTCTGTAAGAATTGTGGAGTACACGCCACAGGCACCTAGCCATGGCTCTGTGCGCTCTTCGTAGTTCATGCCTAGGACGTCAAGTCCTTTTACATACATCTCTACCCAATCTTTGCGAGACTGGATGTCGGTGTCCACTAAATCAATTAACTCGCTGGCTAACTTTTGCAGTTCGCCGTCATCCATTTCTTCGGCAAGGTTTACATCAAACTCTTCTTCGGTCTGCGGCAAAATTTCAATTTCCATTCCGCCCGCTTTAATTGTTACCGACTCAGGGTCTTCAATTTCAATTTCCAAATCCGGTTCTCCAAGTCCTGCATCAATACCCATAGGGGCTTGGTAAAGGGATGGGCTCATACTATTTGTTGCCATTTTTTTTCCTTAGATCAGTTTCCAGTTGCCATCTGGGCAATATTGCTTGGGCATTTTTACATTTCCACCAGTTTTATATGGAACTTCTTTTGGTTGCCTAGAAGTGTCTCTATCTAAATTTTCTTTAAGTGGTAGCCCTTGTAATCTTCCCGCTTCCATACCGCGACGAATTAAATCCATCAACTGTTTGTTTTTTGGGTGAGCCACTGCTTGCTTGTGGGCTTCCATATCTTTAGCATATTGCCTTCCTGTTTGACCGGCAAAATTTGTTCCCGTTCCATTCCAAGCTTCTGCAAATGGTATTTTAAGCTTATCGGCAACTCGCTTCTTTGAATTTAATGCGGCCAAAAAATTAACATCAGTTGGGTGTATGTTGTATGTGTCATTCAACATTTTTTGAAACTCAACATCCTTTTTATTCCCAAAAGTAACGCCGCTATGACCCATATCCGTCCGCCCTTCTTTTAAAACAAAAGCAGCAGCTTCTTCTTGAGATAGTGTTGGGTATCCGTATTTTTCAGCCGCACCAAGTAAAAGTGCTTGCCTGTATAGTTCCTGTGTAGCTTTTGAAGGATCAGTGTAAATTGATGATGTCTCTGGATTGGTG